CCTATTGTCACCACGGCATCATCCCACTGTAGTGTTAGATTGGCATCCGTATCAAGTCTACCCGCTATTATGTGGCCGTCTATAATCACCGGATTTTGGGATGATTGTATCAATGTTAGTGTATCCGTGTGCAGAAATCCACATTCGCTTATCTCAATGGAGGTATTGTTACCATTGGTCAATGTTATATGAGGAGAACTGATAACACCCTGTATTGTGGGTGTTTTGCCTTGAAATTTCATTGTAACTCCTGTGGATGAGGATATTGCAGCATAGCAGTCCATTTTGAAATAGTCGCGATAATTATAATTATCCAACAGAAACTCGTCACAATAAATTGTCGTCCCCTCGAGTGAAAATGTAAAACCAAAGGACTGCCAGTTGTCGTGTGTTATGAATGTAAAACTATCCAAATACAAATCCTCCTTCGGTACAACCCTTACATCCTTATAAAACTGTCTCCACTGGTTGTTGCCTATATTTTGTGAACCACAAGGTGAATCATTTCCTTCGATGGGTGTGATATAAAACAGGTCACATTGTGTTGTAAAGTCCTGTAAATCGATATTTATATCATCACACTCAATGAAATATGTGTCGAAGTATTCTCCTGATACATATCTATCAAAACCATATATCCCTCCAAATGTGAGGGCATATATAAATAAAAAAACACATATTAAAACAATTTTTCTCATTTTTATTTCAATATTTTTATCAACAATCAGCGAATGAATTTATAAACACATTATTAACAGGATATCCTCCGATATCATACGAGGCAAGTTTCGATGCCATATTAATATCATACCCATCGATAAGATATGCCCTTTGCAATACCTCATATTTTGAGGGGTATTTATTCCCCTCCTCCCACAATTCCTGATATGCCTTTTGAAGGATTAGTTCCCATCCCACCTTTTTGATAACCCGTTGTTTTGGTGTATGGGTGGGTTTTTGAGGGACTTTTTTCCTTTCATTCAAAAGTATGCGGTAACGTTCGGCAAGAATGTCATATGCCTTCTTTGCCGATTGGATTCCGCGGGTTGAATCGGTGATATCATCGATTTTTTTGTTTATATCGGTAAATTCCTTATCATTGGAAACAATGTGTCCCGAAAGTCTATCATTTGTTTGTGATATTTTTGAGGTATTTTTATTGACATCCTTTTGTGTGGATGTGATTTTTTCCTTATTTTTGAGAACTTCATTATTTGTGTTTGAAATTTCACTACCCAATGCGTTTATATCGGAGTGGATATTTTTTACATCATCATTGACATTCGAAACATCCGTTTTTACCGCATTTATCTCTATTTTAATGTGAGATATGTCATCACCGACAGTATTTATGTCATCCTGCAATGATGTGGTCGTAGAATTGAGATTTTCAATGTCATTTTCGATACCGGAAATATCATTTTCCAATTCATTTGTTTTTGAAATGGCTGACTCCGTTTGTTGTTGGATGGATTCAATCGATTCATCAATTTCAACGAACTTTTCATCGGTCTCCTCAATATGTTCGTCAAGATCCTGTTTGATTATAAGGGAGTTATGTTCAAAAGGTTTATTACTATCCCTTCTAACGTCACTATCCAATATAATTTGTTTGTTACCTGTGGATATATGTATTCCGTCATCCTCGACCGTTAATTCTATCGAATTGTTCCCGTATGTTATCCTTACAGTTTTTTGAACTTCATTCATCCTTCCCATAATCGATCATTTTATTATAATTTTAGGAAATAAAAAAAGGCCCCCAAAGAGGAGCCTTTCAATTTAAAACCTGATGAGATTTATGAAAGTGTAACCGTCTGCCAAGTTGTTCCACCATCAAGTGATGCCATCAAGGCTGCCGGCGAACCTTCTATTTTAAATTGAACACCACCGAGTTGGGATGTTCTCGCTATTGTATCAGGAATAAAATTTTCGTCTATTGTCTCATATTCGTAGCCACCCGTATATACCTGTACGTCAAATGGATATGATGGCAAATTTCCAAGTATTGCGCCGTTGTAAGGCGAAAGGTATTGTTTCATATAATCACATACAAGCACCCATTTTTTGTTATCGAGTGGTAAACATAATGTACCAGGATATGTGCCGATTGTGCTACCTTCCACGGCTGTGGATACATATGTATTTCCATTAAATGTAACATTATATGTCTCACCCTTTTCTATAATTTGTGACCAGTTAAAACTATTTGAATAATTTACGTTTTCCGTAATAATGGTGTCGACAAAATAATTTGGTTCTTCCCCTGTAACACCACAAATCCTATTTTTAATATAGTCAGGAGATTCGCTGTCATTTTGATTCCAATCTGCCTGAACTTGTGAACTTACGGGTTCCCCGCCAACTTTCAATGAAGGAACTTCGACTTCATCTTTAAAAGTAAATTTATCTTTCAAGGAATCAAATTCAACAGTATTATCCTTGATTGTAGTTGTAAACGCATTATCACCATATGATTGGGTCATTTGCTTTTGAATTTCGTTTAATTTTCCCATATTGTATAATTTTTTTTTTATATAATTTTAGTAATGTAAAATAAAAAAGGTTCCATCTTTCGATGGACCTTTTTGGAAATATCATTTTGAAGATTATATGTAGTATACCTTTGATATAACTTCCATTGTGGCATCAGTAACCGGAGATGGATTATTGATATGAATTTCTACACCATCGGCGGGATTACATCCTCTCTCCAATTTATGCCAATCACCGTCGGCCGTAAGGGCTACATCCGTGGAGTTTATATAAGCCGAGCAAGTTACTCCTGACGATACCTTATAAAGTATTTCAACGTAACCATCTGTTTTAGATGAGGATGCACTTGCTATCGTTCTTGAGAATGATACATCGGATGATGCGTCTATAATTTCCGAATGCATAAAACAATCCGCTGGATCGATTCCTGCTATAGTCATCTTCTTCGTTTTAACTCCGTTTACAGCATTCAAAGCTGGAACATAAACCATATTAGATTCTGTTGGGGATGATGTTGCAGCACCAATTACAATACAATTAGTAACAGTACCTGGAATAGTTACAGAACCGGAACCACCCAAAATCATATTATATTGATTGCCTTGAATTGTTCCGCTACCATTAAAGCAGAGTATATTATTGTTTGTACCTCCGTTAACAGCAAACATACCGCCGCAACTTCCAATTACGTTATTTCCTTCACCTTGTGTGATAGTAATAGGTCCATTGCCACTGCATATTGCATTACACATAGATGCAGAAGTAGAAGAAGTACCTATATTCACTGTTCCTGTTTGACCACCACCAATAATTAAACTGTTAGCACCATATACATTGTTTCCAGTATTATGAGCGCTAATTATACTTGAATTTGGACCATATAATTTTCCACCTCCACAAATTATCGTAGAATGATCTGAATTCAATTCAGAGCCAGCTTGTGCATTCAAACATAATTTTTGAAAACCTCCATTTTGTAGTTTTATAGCAGAGCAGTTTCCTATCAATACAGATCCGTATTCACTATCAGAAATTGTACAACTTCCTCCATATGAAGAAATTATTGTATTTGAATTTCCTCCAAAAGTTACAGCTGCAGCTCCGGATGTCATCATAATATTTGAACTGCCGCTTATTTTATTTTGACTGCCGTTTGAATTTAATGCAATATTGCCCGAGCCGGAAACATCTAAATTAGAATTTGAACTAATTCCAATATTTGAACTGCCGCTTATTTTATTACGGTATACAGCAGAACCAAGAAAAACATTTGTGCCTCCGTCAAAAACACAATTGGATGCAGCAGGAGCACAAGCAATTAGCGAAGATCCTAATGTTGACTTAATTTCGTTAGTTTGATTAGTGAAAGTAGGATAGATATTGTATTTAGTTTTATCTATATTAAATGCAGCCTCGGGAATATCAGCAGTTCTTGCTATTGTATCAGGAATGAATTTTTCGTCAAGTTGATGTATAGTACTTGTAACTTGCTTTAATACAAATTGTACATTCGTATTTAAATAAGGTACTGCTGTATTACCAATTAATATCAATTCACCGGAATCCAAATAAAGTGCTAATACACCATCTATTTCAATTGCTGCCCCCCCATAAGAAGCGGTACCTATATACTCATTGCCATTTAGAGATATTGTGTATGATTGTCCATCTGTCAAATATTCAGTATAATTCAATCCAAATACAGCCTCTTGTCTAAAAGATCCTACCCCACTAAACAATGTGGTTTGGTTACTATCTTTTATTGTTATCGATGGAGTAAATGAATTAATAGGTATTCCTACAAATTTAGTGAAGTATGATAATGTTCCTGGTACGATCACAAAAGATTGATCATCGCCTCGATAAACGATAGAGTCCCCATCTTCACCTATACCAGTGTAAGTAATGCCATCAATAGTGACTGTATATTGTGCTCCATCTACTATTGATATTTCATCGTCACTTACATTACCTTTTACCTCGCAACCCGATAAAGTTTCACTATCAAAAATTGTTTCGTTATTATCCTCATAACATACACGATTTTTTATAAAATCTTCTGCATTACTGTTGTTTTGATTCCAATCAGGCTGTGATTTTACGTGCCCCAAATTTTCCCATACTGGTTGTTCAGGGCTACCGGAGATTTCCGTGCATACATATTCTTCAAATGTCTCACTTCCACTTTCACCGACCAAGTATACATCACCAACCCGAACATCTTCTGTTGGTAGTTCCGAAGCAGAATCCACTCTACCTTTGATATTCATTGGTGTTGTTACCTGCGATAATTTAGTTTTTTCTTCGGTTGTAAATGGTTGAGATTCAGTACCATTAATTTTCATAGAAGGTACACTAACCTCATCTTTAAAAGTAAAACTGTCACGGGCAGAGTCGAACTCTACTGTGGTGTCGGTGATTTTGGTAGTGAAGCTATTGTTACCAAATGATTGTGTAACTTGCTCTTGAATTTCATTTAATTTTCCCATATTGTATAATTTTTTTTATATAATTTTTGTTTAGTGGTTAGTATTTGCATATGTCTCACATATTAAACTTACCTCGTCCTCCTCCAATCCATTCTCCGTATGGAAAGTGTAATTTGTGTTGGCAACATCCGGTTCTATAATGATGGAATGCCATTCACCGTCAACAGTAAGAGTTTCTATATCGGTCGAGGTATTTCCTTGACGAATTGTTGCCGTTGCTGTACTACCTTCAACAGTTTTTACACAATATTTGAGGTCCATAATCAACGTTTGATTTACATTCTGTGGAAATGCCAATGTTATATTACCTCCTCCTTGAATGGAGTATTTAGTGTAAATTTTTTTCTTATTATAATAGGTGGTCACACCATCTCCCCCGTCTTTCAGGATCTCTGTTTGACCTTGATTTAATAACGCAGGTACGTATACCATATTATTTAATTCAGCCTCTGTATTGTTACAGCCAACTACAACGGTGTGTGAACCTGTCACGGTACAATTTGAGGCACCCACGGTTGCGGAGTATTGTCCTTCGACTGTATTACCTGAACCTGCTATACTTGCCTCACTTATTCCCTTTAATCTATTACCTTCACCGGAGATTAGTCCTCGTACGCTTCCGTCTGCGGTGTTGTCGTAGCCAACCACTATATTTGCACCACTTCCCGATAATGTGGCATTTTTTGTTCCAACGACTAAATTATTGGATCCTGCAAGGGTGTTTTGAACTTCTTGTGCCGATGGGGCACCAATGACAACACCATTATTACCCGGCATTACATTGTTCTCATTACCCATATTGTAATTACCGTTCTCGTCCGGTTGCAATCCACTACCCGGAACTACCGGCTCACCACCAATTGTTATTCCCGGAGCATCTATTGGATCCTTAAATGTAAACTTATCCTTTAATGAATCAAATTCAACGGTATCATTTTTTATGGTTGTTGTAAATGCATTATCACCAAAGGATTGTGTTGTTTGTTCCTGTATTTCGTTTAATTTTCCCATTTTATTTAAAAATTATTTATAAATTATTTATTCGTCCTTACCGAACTCAAGGCGCTTTCTTTTTAAACCGGTCTCGATATAGTGATGAATTTCAACAAAACCTGTCAATAAACCAGTTGCTGTTAGAACGGAGCCGTCTATTACACCAAGGGGGGGTACAAAGAAACCTCCTATTATTAACCCTATCGATACCATAAAAGCTACCCAAAATACAACGTCAGTGTTTTTTAACCATTCCTTCATTCTTTTTAATTAATTTTTTTTTTATATATTGTTAACCTTTCGTGCCGTTAGTTTGTATTTTACGTATATCAGGTTATCATTAGGGTCAACCGGCGTTCCTACTGGTGAAACACTATTAACTCGGATGTATATATCATCCTCATCGGCCTTTACCTGTATTCCTCCCAGTTCGCTTATTGAAAAATTTATATTTCTCCACGAAAATAGTGTATAAGGATTGGTACTTCTGCCTTGTGTTCCGGGGAAATTCTTCGTGGATCCCACTGTCAATTGAATGGAGTTATATGAGTCAAGACTTTGACCTGCACCATATGCCCACACCTCGTCCACGGAAATAACATAATCACCAAGGTTATCCCCTATCAATGCATTGAAAGGGTTTACATTAAATGAGGAAACATTGTGGTTGTATAGTAATTGATCATCGCCCTGGTCATATGCATAAAATGTTGTCTCACCTTCGAAGGTATACATTTCCTGCGGTACAGTAGGATCAAAAGGATGAAGCCCACCGAAACCATTAAGTGTGCCCATATAGGTACGTAATAGACCTTTGACACCCATAACATTTTCTCCTTCGAGTATTACCGATTGATTCCCGTCAAGGGTTATATCGAAGCGTTGATTCCCGAATGATTGGCGTATTGTCTTAAAACCATTTGTTTGCATTTGTGCCATATTACTTTTTTATTATTTACTATAATTTTAGTTTTACATATAATTTATGTTTAATCTTCTGCCACCCCCAACTCTTCTAATGGAGTAAATTTCACTAAAACCATCATCAACAGCAAGCGCAGGCTCCTCGCAATAAAATTCGCGTAGTCTATCACACACCACCGAAAAATATTGTTCCGCGATTTCTCTGCTATGTATTGCGATGTTTTTTATCGTTCCCTGTGGGATTGGTGAAGCCTCATCACGTTGTTTTTGTACCATACCACTGAATGTATCCACAATGGATATTTCCTGTACATAGCGGGAATAAACCAAATATGCTATTGTTGCATATAAACCATCATTAAGTATACCTTGTAATGTGGGGTTAATCTGTGTGGCAGATGTATCCTCAACCAATTTGTTGTAGATATCCCGGCCAACCAATTTTTGGAAATCCGAAAACTCGGTCTCCGCTATGATTTGTTCGAGTCTTGCCTTATTATTCTTACTACAAGGCTTTATTTCCTGCATTTTTGTGTATGAAAGTATCATAATTTCTGTCTATTTTTTACTCTACATAATTCATTGAGAAATCTACCATACTAAAATCATCCGATGGGAACTTAATTATGGATTTTTCGAATATTTCAGCAAGTGAATCCGAAATGATATCCCTTTTAGGACGAATAAGGTCATTGTAATAACTTACGCTGACTTTTAATTGTGCACCACTAACCGTTATACCTGTACTGAATTCAAAGTCAATAAGAATACCAGGGATTTGTACACATTTACGAATATTATTTGCTATTGATTTCTCCGAAGAATCAAATTTGGAAATGTCACGATTGTCGGGGATTACATCAACCTGATAATTATTTGAACGTGGATTACCATTCTCATCAAATTCCGATTTAATAACCAAAATCTTATCTCCATTTGGCCCGGCAAATTTTTTGATTTGCTCCAATTGTTGTGCCTTTACACGTTCATCCTTCGAAAAATCCGTGCGGAGTATCAACTTGCTCGGTGATCCCTGTGTTACCTCATTGTGACGGGTGGTCTGAATTGCCGATTCGGTATCCATATCCATTGCAACACTTTCGAATGCATTTGTAGGATATATGTACGAATCATCGAGAAATATGTGGTAAACCTGTGTTGTTGTATTGCATTCCTTTGATTGCGCTTCAAATACCTGTTGATTATTATTGAATAAAGGTAGTTTTACAACACGTTTTTTACCCCTTTTCCCTATTACCTCATTTGCCCAATCACCTACATAAACAAAGTTGCTACGACCGGAATCATCAAATTCGCTGAAACGTACTTTGGTGAAGTCCAATACACTCACACTGACCACTTCGCCCTTTAATGACTTCGTAACGGAGATAAATGCACCATTGAATTTTGCCAATGAATGTGCTATATCGCGTCTAAATTGATTCAGTGTGTATTTTTTGTTGGTTATTGTTCTACCAACCTCAACATCACCCATTCCATCAACCGTGAATGGCGTAGACAAAAAGTCGGTCATTGTTTTTACACATATCCCGGCTGTCTGTGATGAGTCAATCAAGGTTTCCATAGTATTTGGGTATAGATTATTATCACCATAATATACTATATTGCCTTTAACGGATTGCTCACGGCCAATCTTTATTGTTTTTGGTTCATTTTCGAACATTATTGGCTCAATCATAATTATTTGCTATTTTTTCCTTTTCTTTTTGGTTTTTGTTCCATTTCTTGAGGGATTTCCTTTGTCTCCTCTACAGATTTCTCTTCTTCTTTAATTGGTTCCTCTTCAATCGGTTCCTCACTTATAATTTCCTCTACCTTTTCCGGTTCGGGCTCTTCGACTTTCTCCGGCGTAGCCTTCTTTGTTGTATCATATGCTTTCCAATCAAATCTATCCTTCGAAATGTAACCTTTTTCAACGTATTTCACAATTTCCGCATCCGAAATAACATTGAGGTTGATCATTTTCTTCAAAGGAGAAATGTAAATAATTCCAGGCTTGATTGTTTTAATTTTTCTTTGCTCTATCTGTTTCATTGTCGTCATATAATTTTTTTTATTATTAATAAATTTATTTGCTATTTGTATGTTGTTTTTTCCACAGCAGGCACCCGATGGGGCTACACCATCACATAATGTCATTACCTTGATGACATCGTGTAATAAACCATAACTGTTTGCCAGTGTTTGAGCGTCTTCCGTGAAAATTTTTTGATTGTAATTCATAACAATTATGCATTTTAAGTAATTTTAGTTCTTAAATATTTATTTATATAATAACACGGATTAATTTAAAATTTAACCGCATTTTTCTGCGATTTAAGGCACTTTTAGGTCAAAAACAATATAATTATGTCCCTAATTATGGAAATCTCCGTAGAAAAGAGAAAAACAATAAAAAAGGGAATGTTGTTGTTACATTCCCTTTCCCCATTGATTATATGAATCGTTTATAAAAGCATTTGACTTATTAAGCAAGCATTGCCTCAAGAGATTCGATTGTTGCCTCATATGACTCAACTGCCGGAGAACCCTCCGAAACAGTATATACATAATATGAACAACTTTCTCCTGCATCGGGCAACGAACTTAATGTGATTGTACGGGCACCGTTGTTATCACCTGCAGCCCAACTATCCGCGCTTACGAAAAGACCATTTTCCAATCCAAGTATGATTACTGAACCATCCGCCATCTTCGTACCTTTACGGTCTACGATTGCAACGATATTACCTGCATTGTCAAAGTTTCTTGCGCCTTTTGCGTCAAATTGGTAACCGGTTAAAGTTAAACTATCGGTAAAAGTATCAACAGTGTCATCCGATACGTTACGTTCGAAACCACAGGTCATATTTTTCTTGAAACCTTTCGCTGTATAGGCGTGCTTTCCTGATTTCAAAGTGATATTTGTTACCTTGTTGTAGTCGTCGGCATCATATTCGATTGTTTGAATATCATCGCGGTTCAAAAGGTATACGGTCTGTTCGATACCCGCTACAGTTCTGTTTGAGCAGGTACTTTCTATATTTTGAAATATCTCATTTACGCATTGTGACATTGTAGTAAAAATTTTTTTAATTGTTAAGGGAGCAGGGACACACCCCCACCCCCGGTTGATTGTTATTAGTATGCTACTACGATAGAATCGTTATCAAGAACTTTAGCATCCAAAGTGAATCCGAAAGCAATCTTGTTAACTCTTTCGTCCTGATTGTACCAAGACTCCAAGTTTGTGAACTCTTCATCGTTTTCTGTACCCACTGCAAGATTTTCCTTTACAGTGAAGATTACACGGTGAGGTAAGAATGCTCCGTGATCAGTTGAATCTGCCTCGAAATATTGAAGATTTTCATCCCAACAGAATGACATATCTACTACTTCGTGACCCAAGAATTTCAATGTTTGAATACCATTTTCAGTTACATCCAAAGTGAAGTTAACCGATTCAGTTTGTAAGTATTCCATTAAGCCCAAGAACATTTGTCCGTCTACATAGAATTTTGCCTCTTTGTTGGCACGAACTTTTGCGTCGGCTTTCTTGTATACGTTCAAAATTGTAGCGTATGCGTTTGCTGCTGAAACTGTCTCGCTTGATTGTAATGAAGTGATATCAACGCGGTCGATAGAACCACCTGTTACACCATCGAAAATTTGTTTCCAAAAACCATCGAAATAGTTGAATGCATATGCGTTGTCACCATCAACAAGACCTGCTGTATCTGCCGTAGAAGCCTCTACATCAGTGTCGCCGAACCAAATAGCACGGTAAATAGCGTCTACTGCTGCATCCTCGATTTCTTTTGCCAAGAAAATGTACTCATCTGAACCAGTGATGTCGAAACGGTCACGATATTCTTGGATTTTGTCATAGTATGCCTTGAATAATGAGTTCACTTCTGCCTGACAGTTAGTAATAGTATCCTCGATCATTACAGGTTCCCAATACTTTTGAATTAAGTTTACTGAAGATCCACTCGATTGACGAGTACAGGTTCCTGAATTTTTCTTACCCATAAGACCCATCTTACCTGCAAGGACGATTTGTTCCTTCATTTTAATATCGCGGTAAACTTGGTGAAGAGCACGAAGTTCAGGTTTTTCGAATACAAGTTGGTTAACGAATTGACTAAAACTACCAACCTCTTTTGGATTTAATGTTAATCCTGATACATTAATTGCTGTTGCCATAATTTTTATCTTTATTTTTAGTTAATTTTAGTATTATTAAAAAATTTTTTATTTTTTCTTGAAACTGAATGAAATTCCTTCATCAGATTTTACCTCTGAAGAACGTAAATTAAGTTGTGATTTGTTCAATGCAACGTAGAAGTTTTGGATTTCTCCCAATTCTTTCTCAACCTCTTTAATTACGTTGTCCTTTTCTACAATGTCACCTTTTAAACTTTCGATTTCCTCCATCAATTTTGCCACCTGCGATTCAAGTTCCGCAATTTTGGCATCCTTTTCGGATTCCTCTACTATTACTTCTTCTTCAACGGGCTTCTCAACCTCTACCTCAACTTCATCAACAGGTTTTTCCTCAACTATTACTTCCTCCTCAACTGTTACAGGCTTCTCGATTACTGTTACAACACCACCCTCAATGACGATTTTAGTGCCATCAGTAAATAAGAATTCACCATCAGGAGTTGCAGGGGTACCAACCTGAATGTCATCAACCGTAGGGACTTCGAAAACCACCGAATTGTCCTCTACATCAAATAGTTCAACAAAAGCCTCACCTTTTGCCGACATCTTAATGTAATTCTTTACACTACGTACTAATTTTTTAAGATTCATAATTTATTAATTTTTTTGTCGTTATTTATTTGAATTTTAGTTTATGTTTTAAAAATTTTATATTACCACCTGTGTTATAAAGTTGAAATCCTTCAATTCCTCCACGGTCATTGGTCTTTCCTCCGCCATCAAGGCAAGAACTTCACCTTCAGTTTTACCCGAAATGGTACAATATAACTCAACGATGTCCTCCTCAACTTCCGTCAACTCTATTGCCTGCTGTATTAATTGGTTTGCATCACCGGATACATTTTGCATATAGGGGTTGTGTATTAGGAAATCATAGTGGGGGTCCCAAACTCTCATATCACATACTAACCAAATAATGGTCGCCGCCGACATTACATCCCCGATATTAAAAATGGCTACTTTGGAATATTGTGATTGTAGGAATCGAATCATTTCTGCAATATATATTGCGGAGTTGATGAAGCCACCGGTTGAGTCTATTAATATTTGAACATCTTCTCCGGGAGAATATTGTGCCTTTATTTGATTGATGAAATCTTCGGCAACCCTCGAATCGATGTTTCCCTTTATCTCTAATCTCATACTGTGAATTTTTATTTAATTTTAGTTATTATTGGTATTATTTTTATTAACCTATCGTCAAGGTTATCCGATCACCTTTATTTATTGAATCGGACAACTTTTTCATTAATTTTTCCATTGTTGCCCTGCTTTCCGTGATATATCCCGCGCGATAATAAAATCCAACAAGGATACACCCATTTGTGTCCTCGACATCGTTACCACTATGTATTCTCACTCCGGAAAAAAATGGTACATCCAAAATGTGAGGTAAAAGTTTTTTGAAATGTCCGCTATAATCAAGTATTACCGAATATGTGCCTGCCGGGATTGCCGTTCTGCCATATATTTTGTCCTTTACATTTGTTAAATCACGAACTGTGTCCTCCAAGGTGTCACAGAAATATTCACCATCAATGAACATTTGTCCAATGGTGTAGTCATTTGCCTTATTTGTTCTCTTAACTGTTATTTCCATTTTATTAATCAATTTTTATCGAAACCACGCAACACAAAAAAATGAATAATGCAATTATGATAAGCACCGGAGGAACCTGTCCATTCATTTTCTTTGTTTTTGAAGTGGTATTTTTTTGTTCAGAAGCCGTTGTGTCACTTTCCCTTTCATCTCGGACGTAAATAGTTGTGTCATAATGACTTCCGGTTGATGTTTGGTAAATTATTCTATCAATATCAAAATCCTTGTCCGTTATTTTTATTTTTTTGTCGTTATTGAATTTGATTGAAGGGTTTTTTGGTGTGAAAATTATGGTTGTTAATTCCCTATTCGTGGAATCCTTGTAGGAAATTGTATCCCTAACCACAATGGTTTGGGTTACAACCCGTGTTGAGGAGATTTCGTTACTTTTTGTCTTATTTAGTAACGAACACCCACCCAACATTATTATTAATAATATGTATATTAACTTTTTCATCTCAATCTCACTGCCGTTATTTTTACCTCCGGATTATCAAGGCGAGGATTGTATTCGGATATGCTTTCAACAAGCCATTCACCAGGTAATGTATTGAAACTCATTTTGTTCCAAGGTCTGAAAATGTTTACCTCGTAAGGATTTAGAATTGCCGTTACGATAACCCTGTCAGGATATTCACACATTGACGCAAATTCATCCCAATATCCCATTTCGTCCACGGTCCTATTTATTGCACGATATAATTGTACATAAACAGCCTCCTCATTTCCAAGAAAATATCTGCAAACTTTTACCTGATAGTTTGTTTGTGTTACTGCCCTTTGTACAACTATAAATTTCCTGTTACATTCGGGGTCGACTGTATTCAAGGCATATGTGTTGGTTTGTACCTGTCCATCATCATACAAATATGCAAAATATGCAGGTAAAAATCTTTTTATACTAAATAATACGGTGCTTTCGGAACCCTTTTCAATGTTTTGGTTGTGGGAAATGATTTCCTTGCCCCCGGTTAGTGTTGAACCATCTCCAAGTGCCTCGTAGGTTATCGTACTTTGTTGTGGAACATTTGGAATATAGAAGTTACGTGACAAAATTTTATTTATCTTAATATGCTGTGTTGTTGTACCCGCAATATTTTGAATACTATGGAAGGCAACAGTATCACCTTCTATATTGAACAGTAAACAATATTCCTGACAAACATACTTTATAAGGTCAAGGAACGAAATTTCCTTCGATGACGCCTCACCCGAGTCATTTATCTTATAATGATATGTATCATTTGCCGCGAAACTGAACTTATATGTGGTTAAATCCATATATGTAACAATGTCGGGCATTCTTATGAATTGGTTTGCCAAAGTTGTAAACACATTATTGTCGAAAGTTACCTGCCAACCCAAACCATTTAAAACAGTTGTGATTAAATTGTACAATTTCACATATATACAGCCTGTTTTGTAGTCGCCCACCACAGTGTCGTTGGTTATAACCTCCGTTGTTAGCCGGTTTTCCGAGTTTAGATTGTATCTTTCTTTGAGGTCATCATTATCGGTATCCTCGTATTTGTTACCACACGAGTATGTTTGCGTTTCGGAATCAAATTTGCTGTATGGATATTGTTTGTTTAGAGTTCCCACCGCATAAGGCATCCAAACCGTGTGCAATCCCGTTGCCATAAAGTTTACTATGTTTGACCAAGTTGCATTTCCACTATATTCTTCGTCAAGTTCATCATTTAACACATCAATGATTGCCTGTGTTGCATCCCACATAGTATATGATTGTAATATGTCCGCGAAATTCCTGTCTCGAACCACGTATAAATTGATTCTACCTTCGGATATTTCGTCAACATATACCTTTCCGGTAAATACCAACAAACCATCCGCATACATTTTGAAACTGCGATCACCATACCACGAACCCTGTACCTGTTTTGTGTTGAGGTTCATATTATCAACAAACCCTATCGCCTTGCGGTTGTGATTTGTCAAAGGAACGGTAAACGAATTTGTATGCGAAAGGCTTATACTGCCGAGATTGCTTGTTGAGAATCCTACGAAATCGACTCCCATCGCGGTTTCCTCATCAATATCCACCAAAATATCGTTTATATATATTTGAATGTTTTGCTTCATATTACATCGATAGATTATTATACTCCGGTAATGTAATATTGATTGTGAACATTTCCTTTGGTTTTACAACACTGAAGGAATTGCTACCCTCAACAGTTACTGGAATCCAATTTGTGTTGTTATCAATAAGTTCTTCTGTATCTTTTTGTAAATATACACGAGGTGATGACAATACATCCACATATGTTAAATATTGTGCCTTTGTTGTTGGCGTTGATAATTGCATCTTTTTATAAGTTGAATAACCAATAGGTACCTCTCCCGAAGTTAATCCACTTGCCGATTCAATAAATGATGATATGTCGCCCTTCTTGCTATCCGTTTGTTGTAGGATAATGCTGTGTTTGAAAGGAATAAATTTGTATTTACCATCAGATGCCAAATACTTGATATACACATATGTACCAACACCATCACAGGGACCTCCTATGACTTCAACCTTCTTTTGGCAGAAGTCCTCGCTTTCTCCATTAGAATATTTCCATAATTTTATATCAATAACTCCTGTTTGATATTTTTGGAATTTGTATCTCTGTAATTTGTATCTCGTTGATGCCATCGTATTATTAGTTTATTTGAAGTGGTATGAAAATTGATGCACTACAATTTGCTATATTGGTTTGTCCCGAAGGTCTATTGATATACGCAGTGAAAGTAAATCTTATACGACCCCCACCTAATGCCGAAGGGGTAACCTTTAACTCACCTTCCGTAAATATTTGTGAAGTTGTTGTTGCCGATGAAGTTGTGAACCAGGTGAACAATACCGATGTGATTGTATTTGCCGTAAATGTTGAACCCGTTACCGGAGATACATCAATATATCCCAAATTTATACCCGCTGTTGTTGCTCCTTCTGCCCCTGTCAATCTTGTCTCCAAATATACGTTCACACCGTGGGTTCCTTTTACTGATGAAACCACCGGAGAATATGTTGTGTCACCTGATGCGGTAAATTGCGATATGGTGTCGATATATCCATTCTTTGGAATGAATGATGTTATATAACTATCAATATATGCCTTGTCATATACGTTCAAATTTTGGCGTGCATTCGCCACACTGTTCAAATCGCTTAAGTTGTTGCTTTTCAATAAGTAAATCGAAGTGTCCAATGTACTTTGGCAAAATGATTTTAAGTTGGCCAAAGACATATTTACCGTTGGAGAATTTGGGCGACCCATTGCCACGTTGAAATCCAAATAATTAGGTAGTTCCTCGAGAGGAATAAGATCCTGTTCGAATAAACGTTTCTTTGAGAGGTCCTGTTGTGATCCATCCTCGTAATATACCTGACAGGTCCACGCACCAATAGTTTGACCGGGAACTTTTATTAACGTCTGATTATCGTCCTTTACAAAAAGGTTGCTCGTATTGCGAATATTTCCATCATTATCGGTTACCGAAACCAAATAGTTTTGGTTTCCTATATTGTGATACATTACGACATAATATTGCTCCCTAACTGCATCAAATATCACATCGGCATCCGTAAATCTTTGTGTTTTTACCTTTAACATATCGCTATGGTTTATTTTTTATTTAATTTTAGTTCAACTGTGGGTCGTTTGGAACAAATGTGCATACATAATTGAAATCATATTTTACTGTGTCCACATTTGTCGAAGAATCGTACCAAGAAATACCTGTTGGTTGAAGTGCCGAAGATGAACCAATAATATAGTTCCAGTTTAAGTCAATGAAATACACTGAATTAGCCTCAAGCACGGTGTTTGCAAAACGTATTTGATAATCAGGTGTTATGACCATCACAGGATATTGACTTACAGAATTCTTTATCGCATTTGTTAACGTAAGTGTGGTACCCGACAAATAACCTCGTCTAAAATATCCCGGAATGCTGCCGTTGGATTTTTGAACGGTTGGTTTTATAATGATAGGAACCTGCGTTGTAAATTGACGACCGTTGAATATTCCCTGGATGTCCGAGAAATAGCAGGGGTTCAATCTAAAATCGGCATAAGTCTTTACATCCTTGAATTTGAGCTCAATACCACACACACCCTTCTTGTAATATGAATGTAATGTGTTGTGACAATTTGTTCTACTTGATTGAGTTTGAGGAGTTTGGATGAATGGATATCCTGTGTAAGTGTCACCAAATCTTAATGCATCATCTCTCGTTAAGTCGAAAGTGATGTTGGTGTATTCATACTCCTGTGTCAATCTGTCAATTTCCTGTTTGCTGTATACATCCAAATTTTGACGGGCAACATCATAATCAAGTCCTCCAAAATCTTTTGTTACATAAGCGGAACCACCTTCGTTGACATAATTGGCAAATACTTCGAAGGTAATGTTTTTGCTTTCCTCATTTCGTTTTCCGACAGCCAATCTCACAGCGCTGAATGGAATACCGAAAGGTCTGTCGAATAATGGAAGGCCCGTCAACATTTCCGAATCAGAGAAAGTGGTGATTATCAATGGGAACTGACTTGTTGAAAAGTTCTCACTGTTTAATACAATCGTGTTGTAATTGGCATTTTCAATTACGTTATATAAAAATGAATCAGTAATATCCTCATAATGATATACCGGTGTGCCGCTATAACCCTCTATTGAGATATAGGCAACGTTTTGAGGAATATTGACCGTGGTTGTGCCTTCAAATTCGTCTACTATTATCTGTTGCATTGTTTAGAAATTATTTTTCGTAAAATAAACTATCATTATAATCACAAAAGTATACATCATCATAATCACAGAAATACATTTTGTCGTCCTCCGTCAAACCAAGTCTGTCGGTTGTGTTGGAGAAAACATAAATGTAACCGATGTTATCCTTTCCCACATAGATTGTTTCCATTTCACACACATCATAAATGTTATCAGGTGAATCACAAATAGTTATGTCATCCTCAAATTGTCTTGATACATTTGCTGTGGTGAAATTTAATGTCAATGTCGATGTTTCCGAAGCAGTATTTGTCGCTGTTACCGTTAATGTTATGTCATTTAACATATCATTCATCGTTTTCCAAGAAAATGCTCCTTGAGTATTATCCGAAATATTGTCGAAAGTGGATTGAAGCAATGTTCTTAAATCACAAAGGAAATAACGGAAAGTACCCTCCGTTCTGTAATTCAACATTTCCAGGCCGGTGGCTATTTGTGGGCCATTTTCGTAGGATACACTCAACATAACTGTGGTGGCCTGTTGGGAATCAACCACAATCGCGAATGGAACTGGGTTGGCAACCGCTATGAGGGCGTTATTTTTGATTTTTGATAAATTCGTTATTGTCATATCGTTATAGTTATTTTTAGTTTGCCTCGAATCTTATACTTACTGTTGCGTTTACAAAGTCAACGTTGAGGTCATATTTGTTCAAAACATAATTCATCGTACAACTATCAATATAAGCATCCTGTTCACATTGTAGACCTTCCAATATGCCATTTAACATTCCGGTCAGGTCAACCAAACGTCTTGTATACTTTTGCATAAAGGTTTCGTCCAAAGTTGATTCGGTTTGTTCATCATCCGTTATCTCACGCTTACGGCCCAATGCAATTGAACCTTGATATGTTACACCTATTACACCGGCTTCACCATATTGAGGAATCATATTGAAGGCAACACAGAGAATCAGGTCGTAATTTTCGTATATTGTGTTGTCCACCACAATGTTATTGTAATGTTCCGGACCTGCACAGAAATATACTCCATTGGTTTCACACCACGTGTTAAGGTAGGATATTAAGTCAAATAGATTTTCCATACATAACTTATTTATATTAATTTTAGTTGAACAAAAAACCCCCGGATTGCTCCGAGGGAAAAATACCAAAAAAATGATTACAGAAATGATTACTTAACTAACTTATATAAATATAATAACCCAAACATCGCCGTTTGTTAACAGTTAAGCGTCAAAATTTACTGAATTTTTTGGATTAAAATTATTATTATATTAAAAAATACTACAGATTATGGCAAAGCGCAGAACCGATGAGCACGATATTCAGTGTGAGTGTGTGAACTGGTATCGGACGGAATTTCCTTCGGGTGTTATATTCGCGGTACCCAATTGCGGAACAAGAAATATCGGAACTTTTTATTATATGGTGAAAGAGGGTATGACACCTGGTGCACCCGACCTCGTTGCAACCCGGCCCGATGGAAGTGTTATATTTATAGAAATGAAATCCCCGAAAGGCAGGCTCTCCGACAATCAAAAACAACTTCAAAAAACCTGTGAAAATATTTCCCAAAATCTTTACTACGTTTGTAGAAGTTTGGATGAATTCAAATCCCTATTTTAAGGCCATTTATCTCGCATATAACGGGAGAACTATGGAAAGAGGTAGAATTATAAAGGATATGTGAAAAACTCCCGTTATAGCAAGAATAAATGTTAACCGTAATTTTCAGCAATCGCCTTTTGAAAGGCCTTATTAATTTCGTCCGTAATAATTTGTTTTATTTGCGGCATAATAGGTGAAATAAAATCATTTCCCTTTGTACCAAACTCCGCAATATGTTTTCTTATTGCCCACGAACTGCCATCTATCCCATACTGTTGCATCCAATTTTCTATCGGTTCTGCCGGAGGCATTTTGCCGGGACCCCTGCCATACAACATAAAGGGGGCATAGTATGGCATATGAAGTGTTGCCGCCGGTTTGTTATCGGCAGATATGCCCATTGTGAATTGAGCCGTCGCACCGAAGTCGCCGTGGTATCCCTGATGGTAATATGCATCCGTTACCAGGTTTGTGGCGACCTGTAAATTGATTGACTTCACAATCTGCTCTATGTCTATGGAAGGTAATTTGAATGCCATTGTATGAAATTATTTTATGAAATTGTTTGCGTCCGTGAAAAATGTCGTTTGTACAAAATTCTTTCGGATGAAACTTCTCCAGTCGCCTCGTTGTGTGTCGTAATATGCACATACTTTGGGGGAAGGTGATGGTCCAACCCAAGTCCAGTCCGTGTACTTTTTTATTATGGAATCGTTTCTCGTGCCCACTGCAAATCTTAATGACCCATCCTTCTCATAGTACCAAAATTCTGCCACCCCATTATCAAGCAATGTTTCAATCGGTGTGCCGAGGGAATATGTGGTGGTTGGAGTTACCGGCTCGCCATTCTCGAATTCAATTTGTTGAACCTGTGTTTGTAATGTTTCCTTTATGTTCTTGAGTATCTCTAATGAATCCATATATATGTCCTATTTGTTTTAATTTTAGTTGGTGGATATGAATTGTTTCAGGTCGGTTCCGAAAATATGTCTTTTATGTGTTTGTCGGTAGGTCGATTTTTGGAATTTAAAAAAGTCAATTTTTTTTGAGAAGGGATATATATATCTGTTCTGAAAAAAAATTGACTTTTTGCCTCTCTATAATACATAATCCTCTATTAATCAAACAGTTAAATTCATCTCTACCAAGCAATAGGAATCGGGTCTCATATCAGGCGATTAAAAAATTATAATCTCATCCTCTGCATAGGTCATTTTCTCGAGCAGATACATCACCGCATAACGCATTGCATCGATTGTATGGTCATTTCCTGGGATGATTGTGGTATGGGTCTCCGAGTCGGCAAATCTATAATTATCAAATTCATATTGCACGTGTGTGGATGACTGATCTACAACAAACTTATAACTCTGCAATTTTTGGACCTCATCAAGAATTTTTCCCTTTTTGCATCCTTGAATATTGATTCCTCCTTTTCGTAAGTCGGTTATCACCATTGGGGCGGCACAGTCGCCGATCACCAAATGTTTTGGGGGCAACACCTGTTTATAAAGGTTAAGCAAATCCAAACTACCAAGGTTTTGCTGATATATTAACTCCTTGATATAGATTGTTTTATTATCATAATCCATTGCCACCTTAACAAGTGTCGATGGGTCGTGTGAACCATAGTCTGCACCATATATTACGTTGGATGTCTCAACAAACTCTCCGATACTCCAATTAGGGAACACGGCACCAATAGGTTTGCAGGCAACTCCACAACCATATACCTGCCACAATCTATGAAATTCAGGATTCTTAATGCTTCCGTCAGGATTGTACGCCTCCTTCTTATAATTTAACAAAATCTTTTTTTCATTTTCGGGACAAAACTCGTTATCCTCAAATGTTGTCCTACATACAACAGTATCCGGGAGTTTTAACAAAATATCTTCGCAAAACGACCGGAAGTTTGGGTTGTACATTGCGATAACTTTTTTGGATCTATCGGCAAGTTCCCGGTAGGCATCCCAACCACATTCGTTAACCTCATCGATGACGCAGATATCCGAACGATTACCTTTGTAGGCTCCCGGCCGGTCGAGGGAAAGAAATCGAATATGTGCACCATTTTCGAATAAATAGTCCACACCATTTTTAAATCTATCCTCCACAAATAGGTTGAAGGATTTCATAATTTGTATGAAGGTTTTGATGGTTGTCACCTTCATTTTTGACAATTCCTTCCCCGCAACATATGCATCAAGCCCTGGCGTTTGTAGCGCGTGATTAATCAGCAGAATCAGGACCGCGGAGGTTTTCCCCGAGCCCTGTCCTCCCGGGCAAAGCAACAGATGTGAGTCGGGTCTCGATACAAGTGCCCCCGCTATTTTTCGCAATGTCGTAGTAGCTTCTATATTCATAATTATTGCGTTATATTTGTAAGAGGGTCAACTGATAAAATTTTTGTAATCTTCTCTCCTCCCGATGTAATATCAACATTTTGAGGAACTTTTGGTACAAAATATTCTGCGATCCTTATCATTAAGGATACATATTTCTCATCATTCTGCTCACGAACCTTTTCCAATGAGCTCAATACATTGGGTAACTCCTCCGCGAATATATCCTGCATAATGGCGCGAAGTTCCGCCGTGGTTTTATTCACCGAGCCTTTTGGTCTACCACCAGGGTTTAAAGAGGGACCTCCTTTTACTACTTTTGGATTTGACATAGTATTTCAAAGTTATTTACCTTAATTTTAGTCCCTCTGAACTGAAGATTTATCAATCTGATAGATGTTTATTCACGATATCCTCAACCATTGTGAACAGATATCCTGCAAGTGATGTTATCAATGCGGAGCATATAATCTCCTTCCAGGTAAAACCAAACAGCAATGCATAGAATAAACCATTCCAAAATCCCATACAGGTGGGACAGTTAAGCAAAATGCCGGTAAATTCAAACCGGCAAAATGCTTCCCGAATAGATTCAAATATCCACGAGCGTGTTATTATTATTGTTGAGCCCAATGCGGCCAAAATCGTTAGTGCTATCATAGTGTGTTATTATTTTTCCTTACTTACAACTATTCCACCTGTTATTGTTATTCTTTTACCGAACTCATCATCAAAATAAATCGATGCACCACTATCGGATGAGATGTAGTTGGTGTTGTATTTCTCCAACGTATCACCATTATAATTCATTAAAACTACCTCACGTGGAACATTACCAAAATCGGCGCTTAATGTTTTTATATCCCTTGAAATTGATTCACAGTTTGTTAACAGGAATGCAGATGATAAAATGATTAGTAACTTTTTCATAATGTCTTATTTTTTTTCAATGTATTTTTGTATAATGTTATAATATTCGAAAGATTTTGAATGGATTCAAGGTTATTAAGATTATTTTCGCGAAGAAATCTCTTAAAAATTCCTATTGAATTATTATTTCTTGTAATAATTTGCTCGACCGTTTTGGTCGTGAGGTTCAATTCGGAGGCCATTGTCTCTATGTTCTGTGGAACATAACCCATTATTCCATACTTGCGCATATACACCTCGCGCTCTATAGGACCACGCAGCACACACATTATAATGGTTTCAAGATTATTTTTTGTAGCGGCGTCATTCTCATCCGATATAAATATTTCCTCCGGTGTCTCATTGTCAGGAATACTATTACCGCATCCGGTAATATCGTCCTGCTTCATAGTAATATCGGTATCCTTACACTTGTTTTTAATAAACCCCCACGCCGATTGTTTTGCAAGGCGGTATACCCACGTTGAAAACTTTGACCCACGCCCCGGCTTGAATTCATTGAATGCCCTCCAAATATTTTGTAATAGGCTGCTTTCATATTCGTCCCAAAATTCAACACGCACCTTGAATGACTTCTTGCACATATCGATATATGGGCGGATGGTCGGTAGAATGACATTAAACCAATTAGGATTGTTTTTGTTGGTGAGATAGTAGTCATATAATTCATCCCACTTTTGTGGTGTTACCGGATGATATTGATAATTACGCTTCATTGGTGGTGTCATTATTTTGAAATATGGAATCCAAAAGATTCTTATATCGAAGTCCCTGTTCCGTTATAAACATTGCGGCTGTGCCAACTATTTGACTTAATTCCTCTGCATCATATTCATTATTATGTACGGCCCAAAGTGTAAGTGTACGGAACTCGTGACATTCAAATACGATGGTGTTAATTTTCCAATTACCCACAAAATATATCCCAAGTATTGGCTCGTAATATAATGCAAGTGTTTTTGTTGTTGTTAATCTTTCCATAGTTATGTGTGTTTTTTTTATATCGTTTTTATTGGTTTACCTTGTTTGTATGATTCGATTGCGTCAAGTAACTCAAACGCCTTCTCACATTCCATCAGGCCGATGCGTGAAATTGCATCACTACTTAATTTATCCAAACTTCCATAATAATCACGTCTGCAGGTTCTGTTGTCCTGTAAAACGTATACGCGGTTGTTTTCAAATACCACGAAATCCTCTGATCTAAATATTATCTCCATTGTTCGTACTCTTTTCTTATATAATAACCCAAACCACCTAATTTGTTAAATACCTTTTTTGATCTACGCATAACATTTACGTGTTGTGTTAACCTGCTGCAAATGTTGACCTTAATTTGTTTTACCCTTTTGAGATCGATATTAAGACGACTACAAATTTCATCATTCTTGAGTTTTTCGTGACCGAATACACCCCATTGGTAGCAATAAATCTCCCACTCAATTGGATCGGGTATGATTCTGCGGAGCCAATTTTCGAATTCCATATCACGAGCCTTTGTATAATTGTCGGCCTCCTGTTCCTCCAACGGATCTGTGAATGATCCATCCTTGTCGGGTATGATTGAGGTGAATTTATCATACATACGGTCATATTTCCATCCAAATGTACCGTTGTATAACTCGTCATTGATGAATTTGTATATGCTTATATCCACCCATCTAATAACATATGGGAGTACCTTATCACACTTTGATGGCTCATATGTACGGAATGCCTTATCGATTGCAAGTCGTATCTCCTGGCCGAGATCATCCTGCATCTCGGATGGTATGTTCCACTTTTGAATCGCCCTCGATATCATACCCTTTATAACCATACTATTAAGAACCGGTGAAATATTTCCCGATTCAATGTAGTCGTTATATAACTGTTGCCAATGTTGTGAAAGATTGATGTTCATCATAATTTTAATTGTTTTATATCATAATAATAACCCATTGATGACCGGTTTGTAACTCTTTATACAATAATATGTAAAAAATTTTATAAAATTTAATTTGTGTTTTAATGTATTTTAAAAGGA